TTCAGGTACAATACCTGTAGTATTAAATGTACTAGGTGGGTCAGTTGTACTGACATTCGCTATTTCAAATACCCTAGTCCACAAAGGAGACTTAGATAGAAACGCTATGGAAGATCCTAAATCTACAGCTGCTATATCTGTATCACATTCAAAAGCAGACAGTGTATTAATCTTAGCTGTTTCAGGACTTAGTATGTCTGAGTCAGTTGATAGTAAGAACTGTTCGTTATCACTAAATAAAATTAAACCAGCACTTGCATTCTTAACGTAGTTAAGGAATACAGGTTTAGTTGACGATGCTGATATATCAATAGGATCATCAGCTGCAGCAACCTGTGCAGAACTCGCAAAGAAATCATAGAATGATGCAGCCTTGCTCATTACAACACTACCACCACTTAAGAAACCAAAACGGTTCCTATAAAAGAACATGTTTCTTAATGTCTGGCCTACAAATGTAGGAAGTGGATTAGTAACATCATCACCTACATCTCTTGCTTCCCATTCAATAGCACTATAAGCAAACGAACCATCTGCTATACGTACCAATTGATGTGGCATTGTTAAAGGGTCAAATTGATATTGAATATCAGGTGCATTAGTTTCTGACCACGCACCAACACCGTTTGTTGCAGTACCTGATGTGGAGAATTTAACCCACATATCATCAGCTAATATACTTTCACTATTAACTATTTTAACTTTATAACCATCAGTACATTGTGTAGGTAGTTTCCCTAAGTCTGATACTTTATCTGTAAAGCAATATATAGCACTCTCTTGAGGTCCACCTGCTGCAGTAATCGATGTTACTAGTGTGACATGTATACCTGATCCAACAGCTGTAGCAACACAGCTTGCTGCTGCACCACCTGCGCCATTGATAGCAGTTACAAGTCCAGCAACTACTGTAGGTACGTCAGCATCACCTGCTGTAGCATCTTCAGCTGTTGTAAAGTTGACTGATACACCATTAATTGTCACTTCATACTTAGCATTATAAGCAACTACATAGACAACAATGAATGCCTCTGTTGGTAAAGAATCCGTTGTCATAGCTTTCATGGCAACCGTCTTATTTTTATTCAATACATAAGTATAGTCATTCAATGTTAGAAGTTCTATATCATCAGCCCCTGCTCCACGTAGGTACCCATCATTAGGTAAACCTGGTATAACACAAGAAGTTACTTCTGAATCATAAGCACTTTTAGTAGAGGCTTCAGCAGTTACAGCTGAAATGCGTGCTGACTGCGCTGTGTTCATATTGTTAGTAGCTGTTGTTAATTCAGCTGCTGTGTTAGCTGCTACTGTAGTTTCTATTAATTCATATACTCTCTTACCTGTAGCTGCAATAGTAGGATGTTCATCTGTCATCTCTAGTCCAGCTTTATAAGTTAGTGCAATGACTGTCCATTTGGAATTACCACCACCACCACTGATAGTAATAACGTCACCTACTTTATAACCTGTAGTAGCTGTAGTACCACCTGCTGTTGCTACTGTAATTAATTGATCTGGCACTCCTCCAGTAACTGTATAAGTAACTGTTAAACCAGTACCTGATCCAGTTGAGGTTGTAGCAGCTGTAGTTGCACTGTACCCTGAACCTTTATTATCTTCATCACGTTCTAATGTAAGAACTGGTCCTGAGATAGCACTATCGGACATACTCTTAACATCTGCTACTGAGGTACCAGAGTTCCATTTAAGTACAGTCCAAGTATTATTAACACCTGACTTATATACACCTGATTTTATTTCTTCTTTAACAGTACCTTGCTGTGGATCATAATCAAACTGTGTCTCCCAATGGGCTGCACGAGTTACCGTTTGTCCATCATTTGTTTCAGAGAAAGTAGCTTGTTTAGTATTTAAGTCAGTTGTAGTATCATCTGTATCAACTATATCAGCAAGATAAGCCTTTAAATCTGTCTGCATATTTGTATAATTACATCCAGATGGTACGCCTGTATCATCTCCCATATCTACTTTCCTCATACCTCCATCTGTCAGGCTCCAAATACGGAAAGTATCATCAGCATATTGGCCTACATATTTCTCGTTCTCATCTCTAAGTATAGAGAACCATTTACCGTAGGTTCCTACCTCAGTAACAGTGACAGTAATAGCTGCACCTCCACCGCCTCCCATTACAGAGTCAGCGATAGAAAGAGTATCCCCTACTACATAACCTTTACCTCCAGAGGAAGTCTTAACTTCAACTCCTTTAGTATATATAGCCGTAATAGTAAGTACAACTGTTGTACCACCTCCACTTCCTAATGAGGAGTCAGCAATAGTAATTGTTTCTCCACTTGCATTATACCCAGAACCGCCTGTTTTACCTGTACGGTTATCTATATAAACATCTGGCTTACCTTCATCATCTACTATAACTTTAAAGTCAGCACCAGTGCCAGATGCACTGCCAGCAGCATTTGCTACATAGTATGTACCTGCAGTTCTGCTGCTATCAGAGGTTCCGTTATGTGTAAATGTTGCTACTTCACCTGCAGCTTGAGCATGTACATTAAACGTAGCACCTGATCCAGTTCCTCCTGTAGTAGCTACAGAATTATATCTACCTACAGTTCTGCTGCCATCAGTTGCACCATTATGTGTACCTGAAGTAAGTGTGGTGTTTATATCTTCTGCGTTATATAAGTTACTTACAAACTTACCACCTGGCCTCTTTAACATACCTAACGCATAGTCAGGATATGTATTGACCGCATCTTTTACTTGAGTGGATTGTTTCTTCTTATCTGGTTGTTGCGATATACCATTCAAAAAGTTTGGTACGTCTTGTGTAATTGTACTCATCGTTGTAATGCAGCAAACGGTTGATAGCTGTTGTGATAATCCTCAGTATCTTTCCATCCAAAGATAGAGAAGTCACCTTGTTGAGTTTCATATTCTAAAGCAGATGCTCTAGTTTCCATCTCATTTTGTTGTAATAATTGGTATAAATTCGGATCTCCAACCATTCTTACAGCACATAGTCTAGCTGCTTTAGCAGTTATGTATGCTTGTAGAGCAGGAGGTACTTCACTAAATTCCCAATACCATATAATGTCACATGTTAATTCACGTGGATCATCACCATCTTTCCATTCATATGTATGTTCATTCCTGTCATATAAGAACCCACCACGTCTGACTGGGTTGAAGTCGTCATAATGTTGATACTTATATGTATCTATAGATAAAGCATTAGAAGGATATTCTATTTTAAAAGTAACAGAGTCTGCTAATAGTTTATAGTGACGTTCTATATTAAACGTCCAGCCTTCAGCTTGTGTATTTTTATTAACTTCTCTTAAAGTATTTAAAG